GCATCGGCCGCTGGTTCTCGAACCTGTTCCAGAGCATCGCCGACGGCATCATGAGCTTCCTGCAGCCCGTCGTGGACTTCTTCCGAGGCGTGGGACGAGCCATCAAGCGGGTGTTCGACGGCATCCGCGACCTGGTGATCCGCATACTGCGGCGGATCCCGGACGCGCTGCTGCCCGCGAGCCTAGAGCGACTCAAGCGCACACCGCTCTCGACCGAGGTCCGCACTGAGGACGAGTTCGCGGCTGTGGGGCGTACCCGCGCCACCGCCGACCGCTCCGAGGCTGCGACCTCGTCCATGCCGGCTTCTGCAGAGGCCACGGGGCGCATGAACGAGTTCGCCCAGCTCGAGCGCAACATGATGACCTTTGCCAACTCCCAGGCCCGCGACCGAGGTCAGCCGCCTCCCTTCACCGTCAACGTGCAGGTGGACGGCGAGACCATCGGCCGCGCCACCCACAACGCTAACCGGGACACCGCCGCGAGATCCTTCTCGCCGGTGCCCGCGTACTGAGGTCAGCCATGGGAATCGAAATGGCCATGGTCCGCCCTCCGAGATGCCTGCTGGTCAACGTGACCACGGGTGAGTCGATGGAGTGCCTGTTCAACCCGACGCAGCTCTCCGAGAAGATTCAGGTCAACTGGAATCGGCTGTCCGTACCCGGCCTGTCGCACCAGGTGCTGCAGTTCCAGTCCACGGGCAACCGCCAGCTCTCAGGCGTGGAGTTCTACCTAGATCGCTTCTTCGCCGCCGAACAGCCCGGTGATGTGGACATCCTGGAGTTTCGATCCTTTGTCCGAGCGCTGACCGTTCCTCCGGATGGCACTGAGGGCGTGGCCGATACCGCACCGCCTCGCACGCTCTTCATCTGGCCCGAGGTGCTCACCGTCGAGGCTGTTGTCGCTGACGTGGAGTTTCAGTACCGGCAGCTCAGCGTGGACGGCGAGGTGCTGGTCTACGCCGCGACGATGACCTTCGAGGAGATCCTCGACACGCGGGTCACCTCCGAAGACCTGCGGGAGGAGGTGTAGCCATGCCGCCTCGCGTTGGTTCCCGTCACAGCTTCACCCTCGGCGTCCGCGATGCCGATGACGTGCTGCACCTGACAGAGCGCGAGCCGTATCGCTTCCACGCCCACAACGACAACCGGATCCACGTCGTGGTTCAGGGCGACACGCTCTGGGACCTGGCAGGTCGCTACTTCGCCTCGCTACCCCGTGCCTGCGGCTTCTGGTGGGCCATCGCCGACTACCAGCCCAATGACCCGATCATCGACCCTACCTTGGAACTTGAGATGGGGCGCCAACTCTTCATTCCCTCGTTGCGTGTGCTGACCGACGTGGTCCTGGGCGAGGCAGGCAGGAGGACGCGCGGATGAACCCGATCATCGACCGCAGCGCCCCAGGCGTTCGGATCACCCTGCTTGCCGACGAGCGCGCCGCAAGCGGAGAGCCCCTCCACCTGGGTGACCGCATCATCGGCTTCACCTTCGAGGACGCCGAGCGCAAAGCCGACAAGCTCTCGCTGCAACTCGACAATTTCGACCTGTCGCTCTTCGACCGCGAGGACCTGATGGGCGGGGCCGCGCTGGAGGTGTCCTGGGGCTACCCCGGCAACATGTCCGTACCGCGCCGGGTGGTGGTCAAGAAGCTAAAGGGTTTCAACACCCTCACCATCGAGGGACAGGCCACATCCTCTCTGATGAACCGCGAGTCCAAGACTCGCAACTGGGAGAACGTCACCCGCTCCGAGGTAGCCCAGCAGATCGCCGAAGAGCACGGCCACGAGGGCGAGTTCATCGACGTCGACGACAGCGAGGAGGTCTTCGATGTCATCAACCAGTCCGGCGAGACCGACGCGCGCTTTCTGCGCCGGCTAGCCTCCCGGGAGGAGTTCGAGTTCTACGTGGACGCCGGCGGCTTCCACTTTCACGAGCGACGCCAGAACGCAGCACCGACTCACATCTTCACCTGGTACGCCGATCCAGGCCGTGGCGATGTCATTTCGATCAACGTCGAGTCCGACCTGGTCAAGCGCGCGGGCCGGACTACGGTGCGCGGCCGTGATCCCATGCGTCGGGCCACCATCGAAAGCTGGACCAGCAACGAGACCGCCGACCGTTCCACCCTCGCGGAGGTGGTGGAGGTCGTGGACCCCGAGACCGGGAGCACCTCGCTGGAGACCCGCAACGCCACGGCCAGCGTGCATCCCACCTCGGCCAGCAACGAGGGCCGGGCCAGGCGCGAGTCTGCGGCCCGCTTTCGCCGTGCAGAGCGAGCGACCATCAAGCTGTCGATGCGGGTCGTCGGAGACCCGACCTTGCACGCCAAGAGCATCGTAGAGGTGCGCGGCGTTTCGGGGCTGCTGTCGGGCAAGTACTACGTCACCGACGTCAAGCACGTCATCTCGTCCTCCGGCTACACCTGCGATCTCAAGCTGACCCGTGACGGCAGTGGACGAAGGGCTCGGCAGGTCGCCCGTGAGCAACGGGGCGAGCGCAACACCAGCAGACCTCGCCGAGATGGCGAGCTGACCCAGGTCGAGGCAGTGGACCCGGAGACCGGCGCCACCCGCATCGAGTACCACCGCGACGGCCAGCGAATCGGATACGAGGACCCGGAGGCGGGTCAAAGCGTGATGGAGTGACCATGACCCACGCCCAATTCGACGATGACATCGGTACCCACGACACCCGGCTCACCGGCATGTACGTGGGCTACGTCACCCACCGTCAAGACCCAGAGGGGCTCGGTCGGGTGCGCGTCTGTATTCCGGGCGTGCTCGAACCCCACAGTGCCTGGGCCTGGCCGCTTGGCACCTCGGGCGGCGGGTTCAAGGACCGGGGCTTCTTTGCCGTACCCGAGGAGGGCGCCGAGGTGGCGGTCTTCTTCAACCAGGGCGATCTGGACGCGCCCTACTACCTGAGCGCCCACTGGGGAAAGCCGGACGGCGAGAGCGAGGTGCCCGAAGAGGCGCAGGTCGATCCGCCCGACAACCGGGTCATCGCCACACCCACCTTCCGCATCGAGCTCGACGAGTCGGACAAGGCCAAGAAGCTCAAGCTCACCAACCGCAAGACCGGGGATTTCCTCTTGTTCGATGCCGAGGAGAACTCGGTGACCCTGCAGGGCACAACGGCGATCACCATCAAGGCGGTCGGCGCCATCAACCTCGAGGCCACCTCAATCACCATCGGCGGTCGCGTAGTCCGGCCGGTGCCGGACCCAATTTAGGAGGACGCCATGGCCTTGCCCATCTGCATCGAAATCCCTGAGCTTCCCGATCCGCTCTCCATCACCCTGCCCGGCGGCGTGAGCATGGAGTCGATCAACCTGATGGAGCAGATCCAGCCGGCGCTGACGCCGCTCATGCCGCTGTTTGACATCATCGACACGGTGGTCGCGGTCTTCAACTGCATCAAGGCCATCCCCGACACCCTGGGGCCGCCTCCAGACCCGACCGTGCTCGCCGCGTGCATTCCCGAGCTGGCCGAGAAAGTGGCCAAGCTGCTCAAGCTCATCCCGCAGCTCTCGATCCCGCTCACCATCGTCGGGATCATCGATCTGATCATCGACGTGCTGCGTCAGGCGCGGACCATGCTGCTCCACCTCCAAGCACAGATGCAGCAGATCACCGGCGCCATCGACCGTGCCACCGACCTCGAAGATGCGGGCCTGATGGCCATCACGAGCTGCGCCCAGGCCAACGTGGCCCAGGAAGCAGCCAACGTGGGCAAGAGCCTCGCCGCGCTGGGCAAGCTCATCGGCATCCTGAATATCTTCCTCGAGCTGGTGGGTGCGCCCACGGTGCCGGATCTTTCCGACCTGGCCGGTTCGCCGCTCGACGAGGTGGTTCCGCCGCTGGACGCCATTGTGGATCAGCTCACCCAGGTCCGGGACATGGTGCCGGTGCCATAGGAGAAAGCCATGTCAACGGAATCGACGAACCTGCTCATTCCCTTTCGCCGCGACCGCAAGCGTGACTTCGCTTCTGGCTCCGGTGCAGATCTGCTCGCCTCGAAGGTGACCCAGGCTCTCATGACTTGCGGTTTTACACCCCGGTCGTCAGGCGAGCTGCCATGGCGCACCGCCTTCGGCGCGGGCCTCGATCTGCTACGCCACCAGCGCAACGACGCGGCCCTGGCCGAGCTGGCTCGGGTTCACGTCCGTGACGCCCTGAAACACTGGGTTCCCGAGGCCACGCTGCTGGGGGTGTCGGTCACCCGAGAGGACGCCAAGCTCCAGCTCCGGGTTCGCTACCGACCTGCCAGGACGAGAGCAAGCAAGCTGGATACGCCCGCTGAGGTCTCCATCTCGCTGGACACCTGACCTGTCCCCGACTGGGGCCTTCCGGGCTTTGCCACTACGGAGGTGAACCCGGTGGCCATTCTTCCGCCCAGTGTCGACTACACGTCCAAGGACTTCGATGCCTTACGCGTCCGGCTCATGGCGCTGGTGCAGAGCGTCTTTCCGGACTGGTCGGATTTTTCGGTGGCCAGCTTCGGCAACCTGCTGCTGGAGATGTACGCCTTCGTCGGCGACGTGCTCACCTTCTACCTCGACAACCAGGCGCGCGAGTCCCGGCTTGTCACCGCGACCCAACGCAAGAACGTCATCGCCCTGGCGCGCATGCTCGGCTACAAGCTCCACGGCGCTCGGGCGGCCACTGCGGAGATTACCTTCGACCTGTCGAGGTCGCCCTCGGCCAATGTAGTCATCCCCGCCGGTTCCACCATCCGGACCCAGGAAGTCACCGAGCCGGTCCGGTTCCAACTCCTGTCTGACGTCACCATCGTCGCCGGCTCCGATCCCGCCCAGAGCATGGGTGTGGTCGAAGCCTCGGTGACCCGCACCCAGCTCTTCGACGCCCGCGGGCTGGCCGATCTGGACGTCCTGCTCGACCACGGACCATATCTCGACGGCTCGGCTTCGGTTTCTGCCACCAACGGCGGCTACACCGAGGAGGACAGCCTCTTGAGTTCCGGTCCCAACGACCGCCACTTCGTGGTGCTGGTCGACCAGAACGATCGTGCCACCGTACGTTTCGGCAACGGCACAAGCGGAGCGCCACCCAGCGGAACCTTGCAGATCGCCTACAAGACAGGCGGCGGCGCGGCCGACAACGTGGACGCGGGACGGCTCGTGGTCATCGAGGGCGCCTTCACCGACATCCACGGCCACCCGGTGCAGATCTCGGTCAGCAACGACAGCGCAGCCTCGGGCGGCACTGACCGTCAGACCGTGGCCTCGGCCAAACTGCTGGCGCCCGAGAGCCTGCGCACCCTGACCCGCACGGTCACCCGCGAGGACTTCGAGGTGAACGCGCGCCGGGTTCCAGGCGTGGCGCGAGCATTGATGCTGACCTCCAACGAGGACGTCTCCATCGATGAGAACGCAGGCATCCTCTACGTCATCCCATCGGGCGGCGGACTGCCGACGCCAGCACTCAAGAACGCGGTGCTGGCCGAGGTCACGGTGGTCTATCCCTGCACGCTAACCTTTCAGGTCTCGGTGCAGAGCCCGGTCTACCGCAACGTGGACATCCAGGCGCGGCTCTATACCCGCCAAGGATTCTCCAAGACGGCCGTCCGAGACCGGGTGAAAACCAACCTCGCCGCGATGTTTCGCGTGAGCGATCCCGACGGCACGCCCAATCCGCTGGTGGACTTCGGCTTCAACATCAAGGACGCCGACGGCAACCCCGTGGGTGAGATCGCTTGGTCCGACGTGTTCAACGTCATCCGCGACACCGAGGGCGTGCGCAAGATCGGCGACCGCCACGGCGACCTCAAGCTCAACGCTCTGCCCGCTGACGTGAACCTCGGCATTAAAGAGTTTCCGCTCCTCGGCACGGTCACCCTCATCGATGGCGACACCGGAGGGCTACTCTGATGACCATCTCCAACCCGAGCTTCGAGGATGCGGGTTCGCTACCTGGAGAAGCCGAGCACTGGACGCTGCAGACCGTCACCAGCCTCGAACGCATCGCGGGCTTTGGCCCGGTGCCCCACGAGGCATGGGAGAGCTTCGAGCGCTGGGGCGACCTGCTTGATAACTTTGACGGCCTCACCGTGGCCATCGCGTTTTTCGATCCCCTGGCCGAGGGCTACGAGGATTTTGAGGACGCCTGGAACAACGACATCTACCTGACCGAGCTGCCCACAGGGCATGTGGTGACCGCGCCCTTCGGCGGTGGCGCCGTCGAGGACATGGAGGACGGCTGGAGCAACGCGCCCTACGCCACGTCCTGGGCCGAGGTCGCCGGCGTCACCGGACAGTTCGACGGCGAGCCGCGCGAGGACTTCGAGGAGCAGTGGCGCTTGAACCATCTCTACAAGTGGTCCTGGAGCGGCGTCACCTCGTCCACGGCAATGTTCGACGTGGGCGCAGACAGCAATGAGGACTTCGAGAACGACTGGACCGCCGCGTCCACGATCTAAGGAGAGAGCACATGGCCGAGGCTGACTGGACCTACTTGAACGACGGACTCGACATCGCCACCGTGGACCGGGGCGTGACCGCGGGCATCGCCGGACCGCCGGGAGGCGGCAGCTTTCTGTTCGCTTTCAACTCCCTTGCCGCAGTCGAGGGAGCAGTTGCGCTGTTTGCCAACCTCGTGGATTTCGCGCCCATGGCAAAGGGAGCATCGATCAGGGCCTGCATTCAGCGCGGTCCGGGCGGCGGTCCCACGGGATTTTCACCCTTCCTGTTTCTGTCCTGCCAGGGAAACTCGGTGAACGACTCGGCCTACCTGCTCGGGCTCTCCGACGACGACCCACATCGGATCGTGCTGCGCAAAGGCATGGTCTCGTCGGGTATCCCAGACTCCGAGGGTCCTGGCGCATTGCTCGCCTCAGGCGAGAGCTTTGCCCAAAGCACCTGGCTGCATCTGCGCCTCGACGTGATCGTCAACGACAACGGCGACGTGGTGCTCAAGGTGTTCAGCAACGACCTGGACGCCCACGCCCTCGGAACGCCCCCGGATTGGCAGCCCGTCTCCGGCATGGTCCAGTTCATCGACGATCATGTCGGCATCAACAGCGGCAGCCAGCCCCTGACCTCGGGTCGCGGCGGCTTCGGTGTAGCGATCAAAGATGTCACCCGCCGAGTCTTCTTCGACCATGTCGAGCTGATGAGGCAGGTCTGATGGAGCTCGACGCTTTCACGAGCCGCCTCGGGCTCGGCCAGGGACGACTTCAGCCTCAAGGATCCATCGCTCCGTCCGGAGATTACGTGTTCGTGCTCGGCGAAGACGAACCGGGGCGCTTCTTCGAGCTGGACGCAGGCGACCGGGCAGAGGTGGTGCAGGACACCGACCTCACCTCGGTGGACCTGGTGCGCGCCTGGTTGCGTCTGCGGGTTCC